ATGATCCAGTGGCCGCGTCAAACTCTACGTTGCCGCTGTTTGTCGCAAGGTTGCCCGATGCTGTGAAGGCAATGGCCTTGCGTGCGTATCCATCGCCTGACAATTCCGTGCCGCCGCCTGCCTCGCCCGGTGCTGCTGTGAATAGGCCAAGGTGCCATTCGGTGGGGCGCGTTGCCGTGCCGGTCGTGAATAGCCACGAGAGGACAAGCGTTTCTGTTGCGTTAGTAAAACTCATTTAATAGCTCCTGATTTTCATGCGCAGACCTGAGCCGCTGTGCTTGGCTTTGTCGGATGTACGTTGAAGGCTGTCGATTGCCGACTTGTAGAACGCGGCCCACGTCTGTGCGCGCGGGTCTTCCTTGAGATAAGGCGCGGAATGAACAAGCGCCCCGTACAGATAAACGTCTGGTGCTTCCGTCAATAGGAAGTTGGTTGTGTTGCTGTCAGACAGTGCGGGAATGCGTGCGTTATAGATCAACTCGGCGTTGTATGTTTCGTCTGGCGTTGGGAAGAACTCAAACTGCCCCGCTGACATTGCATAGAAACAGGGCTTGCCACCCGTGTTGTCATTGCCCGAACGGCGCTCGATCAACTCGGCTTGGCTGATAAGGTCGAGCGGTGACGTTGTGCCGCTTGTGATTGAGAACCTGATCGTGTCCAGCCAGTCGGTTGGAACTTGGCTGTATTGACTGTTGATCTCGGCAACCGATCTGTTCTCCATTTTCCAATGCCGCAAGTCACGATCAATGCCCGCCTCTGCAAGCGCAATGAATGTTGGCACGGTTGCCGTTAGGTCCGCGCGATTGAGAAAATCAGCGACCGCCGTTTGCAGAGTTGCGTATGTGTTGATTGTCATTAAAATGGACCCTGACGCATTTGTGGGGCCATTGGTGGCAAGATGCCTGCCGCGACCATTTCCTGATACAGCGCCTCAAGCTCGTTAAGCGATGCGGTCTGAACCTGTGGCGTTGTGATGCCTTGGGCAACGGGCGGCTCTGCCGGCATTTGCGGATGTGGGTTTTGCGTGGGCATCATCGGCTGGCCCTGCGGCGCTTGTGCCATTTGCCCCATGCCTTGCGGTCGTTCCTGCGGTGCGATCCGGTTAAGCGATCCGCGCGGCGAAAACAGCGAGTTGGCGATGTCGGACAACAGCCCGCCGCCCTGAAACTTATCGCCGCCAGCGCCTGCGCCACCGCCGTTTATCATATCCATGAAGTCGAGAAACTGTGCCATAAATGCCCCCTTTTGTTGCAAACATAACACAGCTTGGGGTGAATGGCTATTGCTTATGCTATGCCCTGAATGTTCCTGCGCAGGGGCTTGCGCTTGTTCGTCGTGCTGGCCCGCTCTGCATATACGGCAACCAAGCCAAACGCATCAGCCGCGTGTGACGCCCAATCATGCACCGGACCCAAGCCCACGCCCCGCACGTCGTCAACCTTCTGGCGATACGCGCCCAATGCAAGACGCCCGCTTTCTGTCGTGTCTTCATTGAACCTACAACGCGGCAACATAGCCCGCACCGCATCAATCCGCAGCAATGCAGCGCCCTTGCCCTGATTGGTTACAACGTCAGTCGTGAATCCCGCGCGGCCTAGAAAGCCCTGCGGCGTGATTGTGTGAACAAAGTCGTGCTTGCGCCCGTCATGCGGCAGGATGCACACCGCGTCTTCATATCCGTTAGAGCGCAGCCAATGAACGTGGTCATCAAAAGCCTGCCCGATTGCCTCGTAGTAATTCAGCACGCGGACTTCATCGCCTATGAACTGCACAACCCAGATTGATGTGGCGTCTGCCGCGTTGGACGTGCTGCCGATGTCCCAGATAGCGTATATCTTCAACAGCGGGTCGCGCGACACGTTGCCGATCCGTCCGCTTAGTTGCGCCTCATTCAAGCGGCTGGCGAAGTATGCGCCCTCTGTGACGCTCTGATACTCGCCCTCATAGATATGGCCGTAACGCTCTGGTGACTGGGCCATAACATCGCGTCGCTCGTCTTGAAGCGTGTCTGGCAACCAAGGATTGTCTGACCAGTTAGCGCGAACGACGACGGACCCCTTGGGCGTCTTGTCACTGCGCAGCATCATGTCGATTGCATCAGTGGGCAGCGACGGGTTCCAGCTTGCCCATATCTCAGACCCTTCGGACCGGATCGTTGGGCGCAGCAATGTCAGCGAACGCTCAGACACAGATTGCGCTTCTTCGATCCATGCGCGGTGAAAGTCCTCAAGCGACTTAACGCTGTCCGCCGTGTGGTCTTGCAAGCCGTTAAAAATCATCACGCCGTCGCCGGGTAGTTCTATCTGTTCGCGGTAGACCCTAAACCCCTGCGCCTCACCTAGCCCGAAGTCGATCAGCTTTTGCTCAATCAGCGACTTAGCCGAGAACTTTAGGGACTTCTGGACCTCACGCAGACACACCATGCGCAAGCCGGTGCCGTGGTCGCCCTTAAAGCGCAGCGCGTCCTCGATAGCCAGCCCGCCAAAGAAATGCGACTTGCCAGACCCACGACCACCCCACGCGCCTTTATAGCGTGCAGGGTGTAGCAATGGCTCAAATACTTCTGCTGTTGGGATGCGTAGGTTGCGCGTCATTTAGGGCTTTGTTTTCTTCGGCGTCACCAACTCACGGATAATCTTTGTTGGCGTCATGCTGCCGTCGCTGCTGGTTGAGTCAACGTATTGCTTAGGCGTTCCATGCGCACGGTCTTCGCTCTGCTTGAACAGGTTGAGAATGTTGGCATCAAGATATTCAAGCAGGTCTTCACCAGCGTCAACCTTTACCTGAAGGCAGGATAATGCTGCGAGTCGTAAATTGGCGGCAATCTTTGCCGCTTCGTTCATCGCAATGAGTTCTTCACTGCTCCTGCCCGACGGGTTTCCAGAGACGCCAGGCTTGAAACGTGTCTCATGTGATGGGTTTGGATTGCCTTTAGCCATATCGTCCTCGCGTCCAGTGGCTTAATCGCCCTTGTGCTTTGGGGATATTATATGGTTTTTGTTGTGTCGTCTATAGCGTTGGGGTGTTGTCTTCCCCTTGGGGTTTAGATGCTTAGAATAGGTTGAAGCGCGTCTTGGTAACAGTCGTCACGCAAAGGTAACATAATTCAGGCTATTGCGCATTTCGCGGGCATCCTAACATCTTTGTCGTGGTCAGCGCTCTGGAAAGAAAACGCTGACCACTACCAACAAAGGAGGGCCCATGACGACCCACCGTCACTATGCGATGGTTATGGGGCAGGGTCAAGCCGCCCCCATAACAACCCAATAAACGTGACCCGCTCGGTTGCTTGGCATAACGACCAGATCCCGATCAAGAACCCCGGCCTCGCATAGCCGGATAAGGTCATTGCGGATCACATGGGGCTTTTGTGGCAGGGCTTTGATGACATCGGCAACTGGCGCGCGTCCGATACTGCGCACGACCTCGACAACCCTTGCGCGTCTTGCTTCGATTTGGCCGGACGTTGGTTGCGTTCGGGCTTCTTCAACAGGTGCGAGAGACTTGGCCCCCTTGCGCACGTTTTTAAGCATTGCGGCTCCGATGTGGGCCTCGATTGATGTGGCATGGCTTGGCAGTCGGAAGGCGTTGTCTGTGACTGCGGTGAGCTGGCCGGCGTTCATGTCTCGGCCCTACCTGCGATGTGTGGTGATTTCATTAGAGTGTCAGTAGCGTATCTGCCACGGTCGCCACCCCTTTGACCGCCAGCGCACTTCCATCCGTGACGCTTACATGCCAGCGATACGGTCACTTTTGAAAACCCCAACTCATCGGCAATGTCTTGTTGCGTACAGTCCCAATCAACAGACGATCCCGCCCGCCAGATTAGAAAGTCGTTTGCTCGTTTGGTCATTACGTTTCCTCCTTTGGCGGTGGCCCGTCTACAATGACCGCCCTAGATTCGTGGTGTTCCTCAATCTCGGTAATTGAAACCCATTCATTTTTGCCATTCAATACCTGCATGTCATAACCAACGTAGACTTTTTCTTTGTATGTTGGCGACTTTTCGTCTTCGTCAATTGCCGTGTGCTGAATGACTCGTATGCTGTCTGATATGGTCATGTTCCGCCCCAGACGTCGCCCCAGACGCTGCCCTTGACGTCCTTAATAGACAGCACCCCATCATCATCCTCAGTGAATGAGATAAGTTTTTCCAGTTGGTCTAACTGTGATTGTGTGAGATTGGTTTTCATGCTTCGTCCTCCGTTGGTGTCTTGCGTGCCTCTAGCATTGCGTCGGCTATCGTGTATGCCAACCTAGCCCCGTGATCTTTAATCCACGTAATGTCTTCGTCGTTCGCGCGGAAACTTGCCATAGCCAACCCCGCAAATTCATCGCGCAGGGTTTTGTCGCTGGCAAATCCACCGGCTTCTTTGAGGGCGGCGCGCTTGGCTAAGTCTCGCGCATAAAACTTGTTTGCGGTTTGTTCGCTGATTTTCCAGTCTGTCATGGTCTTATCCTTTGTTGGGGTTGGTGGCCTGTGCGGGGACGTGATGGCCCCACCGCGCTTGCCAGTTTGCTAGGATCATGAACGATACCTCGGGCCAACGCCACGACTTGCACGATAAATCGTGTCGGCGTCCTGCCATGGTATGTGTCTGCCAGCGGCGTCCACGTTGGCGGTGTCACCCGGCGCGCTTCCGGGCCTATACCACCCTGTCGCGGCGTCATAATCAGGCCGAGACTTGTAATCTTCATAAGGTCCGGCCTGAGACGCATCGCATCTGTCGCAGTGGTATGGGCCGACTTGCTGCATGCCAACGCCTATGTCGCA